ATTTTATTTACTGCCAGAGCCGCTTAGGCGTGGCGAATTTTTAACGAATTATTGTCAAAGAAATCATATTATTTTTTTCACTTTTTCTGAAAAACATTTGGTCATTTCAACAAAAGAGTCTATCTTTGCACCGCAATCGAGAAAACAACGAATGCAATAAGGATTGATTCGCTAGCTCAGCAGGTAGAGCACAACACTTTTAATGTTGGGGTCTTGGGTTCGAGCCCCAAGCGGATCACTCAAACAAAAAGCAAAACAATGAAAACCGCTGATAATCAATCATTATCAGCGGTTTTTCTTTTTATCCATACTGCAAATTGAGGCAGAATACGCCATCCCAAAGGAGGTGAAATAGGTGGACTTGATTTTCACTTAAAAAAAAGTCCACCTATATGTATCATATTTCACTGATTCTCTGTGTTTTGCATGATGCAAACTCTTTTCAAAACATGTAATTTTACACCAACTAAAAAACAAAGAGTATGGCAATGCAAAGAAACTATTTTACGGTATTGTTTTTCCTGAAAAAATCAAAGTTACTTAAAAATGGAGAAGCACCAATCTGTATGCGTATCACAATAAACGGAAAACGTGCAGAGGTACAAATCAAGCGAAGTATAGATGTTACAAAATGGAATACGCAAAAAGAATGCGCGATTGGCAGGGAAAAGAAGTATCAAGAAATAAACCACTATCTTGATACGATAAGAACTAAAATCCTTCAAATTCACCGTGAACTTGAGCAGGACGGTAAACCTATTACAGCAGATATTATAAAAAATATCTATTATGGAGAACACTCTACTCCCAAAATGCTGCTTGAAGTATTCCAGGAACACAATTCGGAATATCGGGAATTAATGAACAAGGAATATGCCGAAGGTACTGTACTTCGATACGAACGTACAGCAAGATATTTGAAGGAGTTTATCAGTGAACAGTATAAACTGGCTGATATTCCATTAAAATCAATCAACTATGAATTTATAACCAAATTCGAACATTTCATTAAAATACAGAAAAACTGTGCGCAAAATGCGACAGTGAAATATCTGAAGAATTTAAAGAAAATCATCAAAACTGCATTGATAAAGAAGTGGATAACTGATGATCCGTTTGCAGAAATACACTTCAAACAGACCAAGTGTAACCGTGAATTCTTAAACGAAATGGAACTTCGCAAAATCATCAATAAAGATTTTGATATTCAACGATTACAAACCGTAAGGGACATATTCATCTTCTGTTGCTTCACAAATGTTGCGCTAAGTGAAATATTCTTGTAAATCAGAAAGTTATCCTCAATCAAAAAGAGAATAGGTAATGGTTTGGAAACCACCGAACTTCACCATTCTGCTCATCTTCAATAAGTCAATCAACTGGGACAAAGGTACGAAATAAATTTGAGAATGTTCCATAAAAACACTTTTTAAACGATAGATGTATATAAACAAATTATTGCGAAATGTTAAAATACGAGCAAATGGAATATTTTTCTACATATTGTTGCTTGTATTCGGAATATTTTCCGTATATTTGTTACCAGATTAAAAAATTAAATTATGGAGATATTTCAGACATCTTTATTCCCTTCAAGGAAGGGAGAGTTTAAACCCGATGAGTTCAAAAATGCAATCCATGGTACCCCATTTTTAGAATGCGTAAAAAATGGATTAAACAATGGCTTTCGTAGAATGCGAGAAACTTTTGCAGCAGGTGATATGTCAATGCGGAATGAATCCAACTTTTTACATGAGGCTATTTTTAATAGTATAAGGACTCAGATTGATACCTATATGCCAACTTGGAATGTAAATTTTTCTACCAATAAAATTGGTTCTGAAAGGTTGTTCTTTACATTTGGGGACTATATCTTTATTCTTAAGATTACTGGGGCAAAAACTAATGACACCAAGCCGTCACGATGTATTGAATATCAAGAAGCGGATAAGCATATTATCACTTTGGAATACACCTTAGATGACATGCGGGAATCAATACAATCTGCATATTTCCAATATAAAAAGGGTAAATCGTCAACTTACATTATGTCTGTTCCATTGTATCAACCTTTTGAAATCCAAGAAGAAGCTCAATCGGAAGATATAAAAATAGAAGTGAAGAAGCCAATACTAAAGGTTTCAAAGAAAAAAGCGAAGTAAAATATGAACCCATTTAATTATGAGAAGTTAGAGATAGCTCGATTACTCAGACAAAAGACCCAAAAAGACGTTGTTAAAGATGTTGGAATATCACAATCAACTTTATCTAAAGCTGAACATGGGTTATTGGAGTTGTCTGATGATATGATGCAGAAATTGAGCCAATACTACGACATGCCTATTGAGTTTTTTTCCGAAATGTATGAGGTTCCACCTGTAGGTTATCTATATTATAGACGGAAATTGACTATAACAAACAAAATAATAGATTCTTTCATAGCGAAAGTACAAATTTTCAAGGCTATCATAGATTCTCTTATGCAATCAGTTGAACTTCCAGATTATACCCTAGACAACTATAGACCAAGCGAAGATTTATCTCCCAAAGAAATAGCGCATAAAATTCGCTTTTCTTTGAAAGTATTTCATGGACCTGTTCCTAATTTAAGTACTTTATTGGAAAATAATGGAATTGTGATAGTTCGGTTTGATTTCGGAACCGAAAAAATTGACGGTGTTTCAGCTATAACAAATGAAAATAGGAAGGTTATGTTCATTAATAGCCAAATGCCTGATGATAGAATTCGGTTTTCTATGGCTCATGAATTAGGACATATTATTATGCACATTGCAAATCCACCAAAATCAAGTGAAGAGGCTGAAAGAGAAGCGGATGAATTTGCAACAGAGTTTTTAATGCCCGAACTTGAAATACGTCCGATGTTGGAAGATTTAACAATTTCAACCTTAGCCACACTCAAAAGAAGATGGAGAGTATCCATGCATGCAATAGTGAGAAGAGCTAAAGATTTGGAAGTTATTAGTAATCAACAATATCGCAATATGCAAATTTATTTTTCAAAGAAAGGATACACTAAATCAGAACCAATACAATTGCCAATTGAGCAACCTACAATTCTGAAAGAAACATTACGATTATACAAAGATGAGCTTGGATATTCTGACCAAGATTTGATGAGCATAATGCATATAAATAAGAATGATTTTGCAGAATGGTTTGCACCACAACCTAAAATTATAAGGCTTCAACCGATTTTTAATAAGAGTATTTAGGAATAGCGTGTTCTTGGCTATATAATTCAAGAATAAAAACATAGGAGATTAAGCATATGGCAACGAATCCACCGTCTGGTGACGGACATCGTAATGGGGCAGTGAAAGGACGTTCACAGACTTTCAATCCCAAGACAGAACAATGGGTAAAACGAGATTCCGAAACAGGTCGTTTTATGGATGTTAAGAAAGATGGTACGCCATTCAAAGGCGTAAGGAAAGAAAAATGATTATTGCTTATAGCGAAGGTGGGCGAGTTATCCCCACCTTCGCTTTAATTTATACTTTTACTGCATTGGTTTTATCATCTTTTCGATGAATGCAATTTCTTCATCGGTTAGATGATATTTGATATAAAGTTGTTGGTCTATTTCGGGTATTGTTCCACTCCAATTAATATCACCATTTATGGTAAAATCTTGAATCGGAACAAATGCAAAACATTCCTTTGTCACATTTACAGAAGTTATCCCTTGCCGAAGAAAAAAACGAGCAAATTTCGTTAGAAGATACTTTTTATAATTCGTAGCTTCTTCCAATGTACAGAAGACAGCTGTATCAATGTAAGTTTCAGTATTAATTTCAGCAGGGGATAGTATTTGAGGCTCGGTTAATACCCGATATCCTTCACCCGGTTTAACACTCATTTCACCATTGCTGGGAACAAAACGACCAACAATTATCTTAAATTGGTCTATATACTCAATACCCTTAGATATGTCTGTGCGATAAACTTTCGCCCATCCTTTGCTTGTAAGTATCTTCACATCACCTTTATCACTTCCTCGAAAATATGTTCTAAATCCAAATGGATTGATTGAAAGAACAAGACTATTCAGATATGATATGGATTTTGATGTTATTTTTTCAAGGATAGAAACAGCCGCATTTGAACGAATAAGTGTATCAAATTGATTTAAGTATCGGTTTGCCGTAATATCTTTTAAGGCATTATAATTTGTTACCTTACAAGTTCCATTATAATTCGCATCCCATAAGAACGTACAAAGCCCGCCTGCAATATCAACCGTAGGAAAAAGGTCTTTGCTTAGCTCGTAGTCATGTAGTTGAGAAAGATGAGTATCAGAAATCATATCAGAACGAAATTCATCCAAACCTCTTCCACCCGCATACCAACGTGCAGGCATTATCAAACTTATATAATCAGGATGTACTCGTTTTGCAATATTCATAAAGTATTGATACACAGGAACGGCTCCTCTATCAGTGCCTCCGTCCATAACCTGATACGGTGGATTTCCTACTATCGCATTGAATTTCATATTGTCGTCATCATTAGCTTTCCAGAACGAGCGTCCCTTTGCCATCTTCTCGATGAAGTTCTGGGGTTTGTTCTTGATTTGGTTGATTAAATCCTCGAAATAACGTGTGTTTACTTTGGTTTTTCGGAAGCCTACCAGCGTCCGCTTGGTGATACTCTTTGCCATCGGTGTCTTGCACACCACGAAGATGTTCTCCGCCACCACCTTGTCCCATACCGCCTGTTGTTCCTCCAACGTGTTGGCGGAAATGGTGCTGTCTTTCAGCCGCGCCCGATAGATGCCGTAAGCCATGTAAAGCGGATACAGGCCGGACTTGGAGTTGATTTCCAATATCCGTGCATCGGAAGTGAATACCTCAGCCGTCACCTTGCCGTGGTCAATGAAACGTGGCTCGTAAAGCGTGTACTCGTATTCCTTGTCAAAGAAGTTGTAGCCACCCAGACAGTCGCCGAGGTGCATGTTCACCACGCGCCACGGCGTAAGCACGGTTTCCTTATCCGGATTGCGGAAGGTGCTGAAAATGTCCGTGATGCGTCCGATGCGTTTTTCCACACTTAGCTTGTCCGCAGCCTTGGCCATCGCACGGATGCGCTTGCCTGCCGCACGGAAGATGTCTGGGTCGTAGTATTTCTTGAAGGTGTTGAACTTCTGCTTGCTCACCCCCTTGGGCATAAACTCTTGCCACGAACGCGGGTCTATCTTCTCGGCGAAGTTATCAATGGTGATTTCCTCGTCCTCGTTCTCCAACTCCGCACCATAGATGAGCAAAGGCATACGGATGGAAATGCCCCGGAGAATAGAAATGGCCGCCTCACGGTTTTTCGTCTTCTTTTTCAGTTCTTCCAGTCTGCGCTTCTCTTCCTCGGTAAGTTCCTTCTTGGATTTCTTCTCCAGTTTCTCCTTCTCCTCGTATTCCTCGCCCGTCAGCCCTTGGTTGTTGATGTCCACCTGATTGGTCTTGGGCATCGCCTTGGTCTGGCCGATTATCTTTTTCAGGTCGTCAAACTCCTGCAACTCCAAATCGCCCAGTTTCAACAGTTCGTCATTGTAAAGGCTGTTGTCCTCGAAGCCGTTGCGTACCACGCGCTCCACATAGACTTTCTTGAGCTGCTCCAGCATACGAGGCACATCAAACTTGTCCATCCGGGAGCCTTCAATGGAAATGACCGGACAGAAGTTGAGGAAGTCGCCCATAATCTTGCGGTCGTTCTGTGAGGTCTTTCCCGCCTTAGCGGAAATCTTGGCGGTCTCGGCAAGCACACGCAAGGTGCGGTCGGGGGCAAAGTCGAACACGTAACACTGCTCCTTCACACGCCCGTTGATGGTGGCAGGGGTCTGCACCCGGAAAATGGTCTGCATATAACTGGATGCCGCCGTATTGTATGAGCCGGACAGCATGAACACAGCCGTCCATGCAGGAACACTTACACCCGTTGTCAAACGCCCGCAGGACAGGGTGATGGTGCGTGTCGCATCCGGGTCTTTGCCGATGGCGTTGTTCACCGCTTCCAAGGCATCGCGGCTTTCCTCGTCCTCATCGCCGTCACCAGCCACGTTGACGATGTTAAAATACTGGAATACTGGATGCCGCTGTAACAACGCACTGAGTGCCTTGGCCTCCTTTACCCCCGGAAGCATCCACAGCGTATGCCGGAAGATACCCCGGTATTCCTCGTTGGCAAAAGGATAGCAGCTATCCTTGTCCTCCTTGGTCAGCAGGTTGAGGAAAGCGGGAACATCCCGTTTGTGGACAAAGCCGCCATCCTCGTTCACGCGGAAGAACTCGCGGAAATTGAACGCTACGTCCTCATCGGCGAACTCTTTGAGCAAGCGTCCGAGGTCGTAGGTATAGATGTTCATGACGGGCAGTGCTGCGTAGGGATTCGGGTCACCCTGATGTACCCTGTCCCATTCCTGTTTGGCGCGTTGCTCCATCACGTAGTCCCAGGTGTATATCTCGTCCTCCTTGAAATCGTCCAGTAGGTTGAACGGTGTTCCTGACAAGCGCAGGACTTTTGTATCGTCCTTGACCAGTTCCACCATCACCGCCTTGCCCAGTTCCGTCTGTGTGCCCTCGTGCGCCTCGTCCACGATAATCAAGTCCCAAGGCGTGGCGAACACTTCATTGTTCTTATCGAAGTTGCCGCCCACCAGTTCCGAGCCGCGTAAGTCCTGCATGGAAGCGAAATAAACGTAATGCAGACCGTTAGCCTTTGTCCGCCGTTCAAGGCTCTCGTGACTGTCCCCGTTGTTCTTCGAGCCGTAGGCAAAATCACTCCGGTCATAAAATATCTTGCCGAAGTCCTCGAACCATCCGCTGTCTACCACGGGACGGTGGGTCAGAATGAGTGTCCGCCGGAAATCCATGTCCTTGACCACCTGCAAGGCGGACAGGGTCTTACCGAAACGCATCTTGGCGTTCCACAGCATCTGATTGCTTTTCTTGAACTGCCGCTTGGTCTTGTCGATGGCTTCCCGCTGCTCGGGACGGAAGATGATTGGGCTTCGCCCGTATGCCACCTCTCCCGGCAAAAGGGATTCCTTGCCCTCCTTGACGGCTGCGATGGCACGTTTCACAACATCCAAGTTGGTGATGAACCATTCGTTGGCTCCGTTCACCTTGTCAAACACTTTCTTCTTTACGCCGGAACGCTCCAATACGACATGGACTTCCTTGTCGTTGAATGAACGCAAGCCTCCCCGGTTGTAGAGAGCCAACTCGGTGTAAAGCAACTCATAGCGGATGCCTGCCGTCTGCGTGTATTGGTTGATGCGTTTCCTTGCCGCCTCGTTCAAGGGCTTGCTGTTCGGTGCCAGCCCGATGACGTTCCCGTCGTCACAGGTGGCCTCGCCTATTTTCAGACAGCCCTCGTGTTCGGCATCGTTGATGCGGAACACATATATCAGCTTCAGTTTCAGGGAAGAGAAGTATTTCATAGGCATTCATTTTAGGAGGTCGATATATTTGATTCGCTTGCCTTTGCGTCCGGTCTGAGGATCTTTGGCCCGCCAGTCCTTGATAAGGCAATACGTCCCGTTGTGCTTGAATATGTTATCCGTTCTGCATCCCTCGCAAGGAGTGACAATTTCCTTGCTTTCACCGAAAAGGGACACTTCCGTGTGTACCTTGTCCTTACAACTTCCGGGGACAACGCCTTTCAGCCCGTCCATCTGCCACACGTTCCACGAGATGATATAGGCGATGTAATTGATGGATTTTTGCAAAGGGTTCTTGCCGAATTTGGCACGGTAATACTCGATGAAAGAATAGAGCATGGACTCACGGGCGATGAGCAGGCTGTCACCCTGCCATTCGTAAGCGTATGTACTCTTGTAGGCTTCCTGTGCAGCTTCCAGCCACTGGCCGGAAGTGTCTGTATTCTCGCTGACGACCCGCAGTTTCCGGTCAAGCAGGCCTATACGCTCGACGATGGGAATGACAGCCCCAGTGGTGGTATCATAGCGGCTGACTATATAGGGAGCTTCGCCACAGGTGATTTCAAGACGGGTGTCACGCACATAGTCCTTCCATGTTTTTCCTTCGGGAAAAGTTATCTTGTCAGAATTCGTTGTCCATCCGTACGTGCCATCCTCTGACGTGTATTCCGTGTTGAACACGTCTTTCCTGCCGAACCACGCTTCATCAATGAGGTTGTTCTGCGCGTTGCACACCCATGAAGGGGTGAACACCTCCGCCATTTCCCGTACACGCACCGACTGGGTGTCCCTGTGCTTCAGGATGCGTGGCATGATGACCTGTCCGTTTTCGCCCGTAATAAGCTCCGGCAATATCGGGTCATGGTAGCCATACCCTTCACCGAGGTGTTCATAATCGGAAGTTGCCCAGAAGATATTGCACACGGCATCGCCCCTGCTCGTCGTATGGTCTTTGAGCAGGGTCGCCAACAGTTCCGGAGAAGCCCGGAGGATGTCGTTCTCCAATATGTCCGCTATGTCTGGCATGTTTGATACGCTAGGGGCAAAGCGTATCTCCTGACGGGAGAGAATAAAGGCTGATAATCAGATTGTTTCCTGTTGGCTTGTAAAACAAAGGCTATTTTTAGGCTGCTTTTATGCTTGTCAAGTGTATTTTAGCCGGGTGCAAACTGCTCATTTTTCGCAAAAATGTGTAAATTTGCACCCGATAGTGTATCTCCCGTCAGAAGCACCGCCATTGTTTTCAAACAATCCCTGCCTATAAGTCTTTTAGGATGATAGAGTTCGCCTTGTCTATCACCGAACCGTCCAAGGAGGCGAGATAGATGCGTGTGGTTTCTTCCGAATCATGTCCCATACCTTCGCTGATGACTGAAATCGGTATGTTCTTGCTTTTGGCAATACTTGCCCATGAATGCCGGCTCACATACATGGTAAGCGGTGTCGTTATTCCGCACAGCCGGGCGATTTCCTTCAGATACTTGTTGATACGGAACATCGTGCTCTTGTATTGGCTGCGCAAATTGTTAGATGGAAGCTTGAGGATGGGAAGCAGATAATCCTCGGAACAGCCTGCCGCATATTGGGCGACAATCGTTTCCATGCAGCTTTCCCATTTGATGTGCAATTGCTGCCCCGTCTTATGCCTGCGGTAACTCAATATCCCGTTCTTCAGGTCGGACTTCTTGAGGTACGCCATGTCAATGAACGACATGCCACGGGTGTAAAACGAAAAGAGGAACATGTCCCTCGCCAGTTCCCAATGCGGTTTCCCGCTCAGGTTAAGTTCCTTAATGTGCTTGATGTCCTTGAAATGGATGGCACGTTTTGGGGTCTTGTCCATTCCGGTATAGACATGCTTGAATGGATGCTTTTGCACGGTCAGCCCTTTTTCCACGGCACGGTTGTAGGCGGCACGGAGGATGCGCATATAAAATGATATAGTATTCAAAGACACGCTTTTCATCTTCAACCAAGCCTCGTATTCCATCATCAGGTCCGCATCCATATCATCCAACTGCACATCCTTGTTGCGTCTGAAACGCATGAAACTGGATAATGCCGCCGAATAGGTTTCTGATGTCCGTTCCCTGTTTAACCGCCTTAACTGAGCGATGACCGATTCCATGAAGCTGTAGAAGGACTGCAATTCAGATATTTCACGGAAACGGCTTATGATGGCATCTGTGGAGCAACTATCTTTACAAGACAACTCTTTGATAACGGATTCCAACCTCCCCATATCCCGGTTCACTTGCTGGACAATCAACCGAAGGTGATGCTTCCTTTCTGCCGGAAGCATGGTGGGTATGTCAATCATTGACAACTTCCCGTTCCATTCGCTTTCAAATATCCGGTAGTCCGTCCTGATGTGTCGGACCACGCGGTTGTGTATCACTTGATAATAAATGCTGCCCTCCTTGCCGTCTATGGAAGAAGGACGGAATTTTGCTTTTACTGATGCCATCCACGTTACTTTTTGTTATTGGTAATTTGTTCCACTTTCAACTTCTCCTGCATCAGGCTGTCGGAAACAGCCTTCAAATCCCTGTCATAATCGTCAGCCTCTTGGCGCAACCACTCTATGGTTTCCTCGTCACGCCGGATGTCAAACACATCGTTCAGCCAAAGGATAGTCTTTGCATCGCAACCTCCCCATGAACGAATAATCCGGAACTTCAGCGCATCGTCCGCATACTGACATCTGGACTGCCAAAGTTCGATGTTGCCCCAGATGGATAGACCGCAAACGACACCCATGACGACCAAAAAGGAAAACACCTTGCTTGACTTGATGTCGAAGCTGTGGCGGTGGATATGTTCCTGCGGTTCGTTCACCTGTCCGTTAGCACTTCGAGTAAACGATTCTTTCAAATCACGCAACAGATTCAGAATCCGGTTTGACGTGTAGACTTCCGCCTCTCCGAATTTGTTCAGTATGGCTTTAGTCTGTTCCCGGTTTTCTCTGGCAGAAGTATTCAGCAATTCCTTTATGGGAGCCAAATCCATTGCCGGAGGCTGTCCGTCTGACTGGTTGTTGCTTACTTTCGGAGTATTCTCCAACTTGCTGTTTATACTCTTTAAGGCACTTTTGATGTCCTCAAAGAGCGCATACACTTCGTTATTATCCATGTTTATAAACTGATTTTACGTTGTTTCTTTTTCTTACGTTTTAACTGTTTCTCAAAATAGTTCTCATCTGCCTGACCGTTTGTAGCATTCGGCATGAGCAAGCCTATGGAACCACTGTACAAATCATCGTTGCCCATCACTTCAGATTGCAGTGTCGGCTGTTCGGAAACCTGATTGCCCGTCATTATCCTTTGCTGTTCCTCCTGCCTGTTGGCGTTCATAGCCTCGTCTATCTTGGAATAGCTGAACCGCCTGTCAATCTTGGAGCCGCTGAACGAATAGCCGTTCTTGGAGAATATGACACCCTGTACCTCGTTCGACTTGCCTTTGTACTTGAACTGCATTTCCACTCCTTGTTTTTCCAGATTAACGGCTAACTGCCGCCAGTTACCGTATCTTGAAACTTCCGATTTAAGGAGAAAATAAAGTTCGTATTTAGTCTTGTCCGGTTCTTTCAGCCGATGCAGTTTCACCTTTTCCTTGCCTTCGGATACGTACAGACCGTACTTCCGTGTCAGTTCCTTGCAGATACGTGTGCTACGTATCCGCTCGTTCTGGTCGCTGATTGTCCTGCTGTCATTAGCGATGCGGTTGAATGCGATATGCACGTGCGGATGCTCCTTATCAAAGTGGCGCACAACAAGAACCTGTATGTCCTTTATACCCATTCTCTCCAAGTATTCCAATGCAAATCCTGCCATTGTCCGGTCGGTAAGACGGTGCTCGTCCTCCTTGGAGAATGCCAGTGCGATATGTCCGACAGGCTTCATAACCCTCGGATTCATCCCAGCCTGCGCCTCAAAACTCATGACTATTGTGTCCTTATCTTCGGAAAACAAGCCGTCGCAAACAAGGATTTTGGCATCCTTTTCCTTGTCAAGAATGTAGTTAACCACACCCCTGAAGCTGCTTCCCTTGACAATTTTGGCTATCATAGGAGGATAAGGTTCAGCAGTTCCTCGATACGTGCCACGAGCACACGGCATTCCATCCTCACCGTGACGAAGCCTGCGGCATTCGCCTTGTGCGCAAGCTGGTTCAGGTTGTTCGCCATACCGCACAGCTTGCGGACATAATCCGTATGTTCCGGCGTGAGCCGTTCCTTTACATGGCAGCTTCTCATACACTCGCGCAGGAATTCCCCGGCGGATATGCCTGCGCTCCGAGCCTTGCCTTTCAGGGTGTAGTAGTCCGATGTCGCCATCTTCACCGTGAGACGGTATTTCAGCTTGTCTGCCGCCTCCTTCTTGGGGCGACCGCCCTTGTTCCTTCTGTCGAATTTTCGTTTCTGTTCCATTGATTTATAATGATTAAAATGTAATTACTTGATAGACCAACGGGATGCGTTTCCCACGAATTTAAAGAGTGGAAGCAGGCGGTTTCGGTATGCCCGAAACACAAACTTGCTCCCCTCAAAACTCCGTTGGATTGGTTCAGAGTAACTCTCAATAACACCCCGTAAACCTGTTCTTTAATTCTCAGAGTTTACGCCATGCCTCGATGTTCTCCCCGTAGGTGGCAAGGTGGTGGCGGGCAATGTTCTCCATCAGTCCCGACACGCTCATCCTGCGACTGCCGAACAGGCTGACGATGCGGTCGAGGGCATCGCGTGTGTCGCGGCTGAGGAACACGGGTTTCCGGTCTTCGATGGACGGTACCGGGAGGAACATTGCCTTGTATTCCTCCAGCGATGCCCTGCGTTGCTTGCCGCTGACACGGTGTACCACCTGCGGGCTTCCATCCGTATTTTCCTGCACGGTTTCACCTATTTGTTCATCCATGTTCTCATCCGTACCTGCCTGTACATCCTCGTGCTCCTGTGCCGGCATACCGGCAGGCACAGGTGCAGGCTTCTGTTCTTCCACTTCCGGCTTGGTTCCCAAAAAGATTTTCAACTCTTCATCCATTGTCCGGCTGCTTGCATTCTTTCTCATACTTGTTTGAATTAAATGTTTAACAATAGTGGTCGTAGTGCGCACATTTGACCGATTATCGGCAGCAAAGGAAATGGATATAATACAGGAAATCAAATACTTGGATTGGCAGTGGCAACAATGTGGCATTTTGCATTTTTCATGAATGATTAGTGGTGGATAATTCACCGATTTGCCACAGAGGTAAAAAATAGCTGTTTCATATTTAAGGGCCTAATCCGACCGGATAAGACGAGAATAAGAATGTTCTCAGGAACTTGATTGGAAAATCATCTTGCAGTACACGGTATCCGAAATATGCCACAGGCTACCGTACCAGCGCCAAATGCTGCCACGATGCTGCGGGTTGGTTGTAATCTGCCGAAGTTGGCTTTTCTTTGTACAGTCGGCAACCGGAAGGGCTGTTGCGGAATATGGAATTAAGCCAATCCCTACCACTTGCCGCCACAAGCTGCCAGTCAGTAGTAAAGCCATTGTCCGATACTGGTATTGGCTTTACTTTGCAGACAAACAGGATTACCAACAATAAAAACAGTATATGCAATGAATGAATTTGTGATTATCTCGAAAGACGTGTTTGAAGAAATGGTCGGAAAATTTAACCACTTCTCCGACCGAGTGAATGAAATCCTCGGCAAAAGAGAGGAAGGACGGCTCAGCCGCTGGATGGACAATCAGGATGTCTGCCAGCAGCTTCGTATCAGTCCGAGAACCTTGCAGACGCTTCGCGACAACGGGACGCTGGCTTACTCCCAGATAGGGCATAAGATTTTCTACAAGCCGGAAGACGTATTGCGTATTGTCCAGCTCGTGGAGGACAGACGAAAGGATGCAACCTGTCGGGGAAAGACTATCTGAATATAATCAAATCTATTGTACCACTAAATCCACTGTAACAAATGAACGGAACGATTAAAACAAATGATGAATGGGCTGTCGGCTTCATGAAGGAACTGGACTCTATGCTGAACGGCATTGAAAGCATGAACGAAAAAAGCAAGGCTTCATTCGGTAATGAACGCTTCCTGACGGACAAGGAGGTGTCGGCATGGCTCAAAGTGAGCCGACGCACCTTGCAGGATTATCGTAACAGCGGGATGGTGTCCTATTACCAGTTGGGTGGTAAGATTCTCTACAAGGAATCTGACATCGAAAAGCTGGTGATGGGCGGGTATCGGAACGCCTACCGAACGGAAACGTAATTTTGTAAAGTATGAAAGGAACAGAAGCCGATGGCGACAGGTAAATTACCCGGCCATCGGCTTCTTGCATTATTATCATTATAGATACAGACAACATTAACATTTGTATCGTGGATTGGCTTCGGACAGTGAAAAGAACAAATGAATGGGCTTTTCCCGATTGGAGGCATACAGCCTTTCCATAATGAACATTCTGAAAGCCATACATTCCCTGCTACGTAGCCTGAACGCAAGAGCTATGACCATTTCAAGGCTGTACACCTCGTAACGTGTCCCGTCTTCCTGTCTGATGTAGCACATTGTTGTTTCTTCCAACAGTTCATGATTCTTATAAATATCACGGATAGCCTTGTGGATGTCACAGCAGAATACCATAAACAGGTCTGCCATTTCCTGCATCGTCATCCAAACAGGATCGGTCGGTATCGTGACCATTCCTATTTCACTAATTGTAATGATTCCTCGTTCCATGTTTGTATTATTTTTCATTTGTCAGAATTTCGTTTACATTCCTTTTTCCAGCCGCTGTAATTGCCACATTTGAATACACGTGAGGGCATCTCGTCATCAGGCAAGGAGAACTTGCCTTTGGTCGTTTCGGACAATACAGCCAAATCCCGGCTTACTTTCTGGTTGGTGATTTCCGCATAGATTTGGGTCGTCCGAATGGAGGAATGTCCCATCATCTTGCTGATGCTCTCTATCGGAACACCGTTGTTCAGACAAATCAGTGTTGCGAAGGAGTGTCGGCTTTGATAGTAGGTAAGGTGGCATTCCAAGCCGCATTGTTCGGCAATCATTTTCAGGCTACGGTTGAGGTTTCCGGTAATTGGCACATAAAACAGCTTACCGTCTTTTCCTTCTCCGCGATACTTTTCAATGATGCGCAGGGGGATATCTAACAACTTGATATGACACTCCGCTTTGGTTTTCTGTCGGGCAATGTGAATCCACTTGCTGCCATCCTCTTTCGTGATGATGTTGTCCTCTGTCAGGTTAGCCAAGTCAGCCCTCCCGATACCCGTAAAAGTCGAAAAGACGAAAAGGTCTCTCGTATGGCAAAGCCTGTATGTAGGCAGTTTAGCATTCAACAGCTTTTCAAACTGCTCGCCCGTCAGGTAGCGGTGGTTCACCGGGACTTTCTCAATCTTATGTCCTGCAAATGGGTCGCGTTTGAGGATATGCTTCTTCAGGGCGAGCCGAGTCATCTTGTGCAGCAGAATGAGATAGTCGTTGTATGCCGATACCTTCAATCTCAGCACGGTGGAAAGGTAAAACGTGAAGTCGGTCATGAAGCGCATGGTCAGCGAGCGCAACGGCATATCCTCCATGTCGTACTTGTACTTCATGAAGTTGTGGATGTGCTTGCGCGTTGTCAAATAGCGGATGTAAGTGTGCCTTGTCCTGTCAATGCCCACACGTTTGGCGTATTCCTCGTTATGCTCGTCCATTAATGCAAGCAGGGTTTCTTTCACCTGCGACTTGCCCGTCACGGCGTTCTTGATGATTTCAGCGGAAACGAAGCCGTAATTGTCCACGTTCTCCTTGTAGGCGGTACGGGCTTTGGCTTCCAACGCGGACAGGGTGTCGTTTAACCTGACCTGTTCCTTTTTCTTTTCGGCAGCAAGGTTTTCCTTGCGCCCGTCAACGACAGCCCTGCCCGTGTCCGCATCCCAAAATTCCGGTTCGACTTCCAATCCCGTGGAATACTGGCTGACCTTGCCGTCAAGGGTAATGCGTCCCATGACGGGGCATTTGCCGTTCTTCTTCACCTTTTGTCGGTTGATGTAGAACAATAGTTTGAACGTGCTGCGCATAGCTTACCCCTCCATCATTTGTTTGACAATTGCTATCTGTTTCCAACTCGGATTGACCCTGCGCCGGGTGTTGTCCTTGCGTATCGTGGAAGGGGCTGCGTCAATCCCGAACAGGGAGAACTTGCCACCGATGGCTTCATTCAGTTTGTCCACATCACGGTCAATCTTGTCCTGCGTGACTTTCGCGTATCGCTGCGTGGTCTTGATATGCTTGTGTCCCATGATTTTACTTACCGTCTCAATGGGAATACCCTGCGACAGACAGATTATGCTGCCGAATGTATGCCTGGCCTGATGGAATGAAATCGGACGGTTGATGCCGCACATCACGGCCATTTTCTTCAGGTGGATGTTCATACTCTCCTTCGTAAGCATGGGCAACAGTTTGCCGTTGGCATCCATGCCCTTGTATTTCTCCAATATGGCGAGCGGTATCTCCATCAGGCGCACACATTCGGGAGTGCCCGTTTTCAGCCTTTCCGTGTGAATCCATAGGCTTCCGTCCTCGGCTTTCACGAGGTTCTTCTCCGTCAATGCCCTCATGTCGCAGTAGCAGATGCCCGTCCAGCACGAGAACAGGAACATGTCCCTCGTGAAATTGCGGTTGGGCGTATCATAAGTCATGTTGGCGAACTTGCCCAGTTCCTCTTCCGTAAGGTACATCTGCTTGAACTCCGGCTTTTGTGGTCTGTAGCCTTTGAACGGGCTGAACGGGATAATGCCACGGAACACGGCAAGCATCATCACGCTTTTCAGGCGGTTTACATGTCCGAGTATGGTCTTAGGCATAAACCGCTTGACGGTGCGCATGTACATGTCGAAATCCTCGATGAAATTCTCGTCCAACTGCTTGACAGGCATGTCTGAAAGGCGGTACTTGTCTTTCAGGAAGGTGGCGAGGTGGCGGTAAGTGTTCGTGTAATGGTAATAGCTGGTTGCGGAACGGTTTACGCCTACGCGCAAGGCATATTCCTCATTATGCTCCGCAAACAGCTTCATGATGGTGTCCTGCGATTCCGCCAGCCCTTGGTAGGCGTTCTTCACTTCCTCTGCCGAAACAACCTCCTTGATGTCTTTAAGTTCGTTGAAACGCTGGCGCAACAGCAGCAGTGTACGTTCAATCTCCCGGTTTGCCATGACCGCCATCCTGCTCTTGCCCGTACACCGTTGTGCCGTGGCGTTCCACAGCCTTACATCTACCTTGAACTTGCAGGAGAACTGCGCGATGGAGTTGTTCTTTCCCCTGACGGCTATCCTGCCCATGAGGGGTGACAGTCCGTCCTTGTCCTGTCCGCTGCGCTTGATGTAGAGCAGCACTTTCATTTCTGTCTTCATTGTCATAACTTTTTTGGTTGCAATATTAGTGATACATTGCCGACCGACAGAATTGGAAACGGGGCAGAACGGCGCAAACGGAACGGACGCTGCTAAATCTGCGGATTTGAAGTCCCTGCCGCACGTATAATGCTTGTTTACAAGCATTAGGAACGCTGTTTTTCAGGCTTCAGACAGGTAGCGGAACAGGTAATGACTTGGTAGCGGAAACCTTGCATTATCCTGCCTTTCCCTGCTGTTTGGCTATAATGGCAAACTACTGTAAAACCGCTGCTTTACAACGTATTGCGTTTGATTCTCTTTATTCCTATCTCCCTTGCTTTGATGCTTCTTTCTTGCTTCACCGGTTTGGCTTTCACAGACGTAAAGAATCTGAAAAAGGAACACCTTGTACAGGCTGATAATGGTGAATGGTGGATAAGAAAAGCAAGGGAAAAGACCGATAATATGTGCGACATTCCATTGTTGGATATACCAAGACTTATTTTAGAGAAATATCAATCAAATCCAATCTGCAATGAAAAAGGATTATTACTTCCTGTTCCCAGCAACCAACGAATGAACAGTTATTTGAAAGAAATAGCTGATGTATGTGGTATTCAGAAGAATCTTTCCACACATATTGCAAGACATACATTTGCATCACTGGCTATTGCAAATAAGGTTTCCTTGGAATCCATTGCTAAAATGTTAGGACATACGGACATTCGTACAACTCGTATTTATGCCAAAATAATGAATTCTACCATTGCCAATGAAATGAAAGTACTGCAAAACAAGTTCGCAATATAATTTTCAACCATTATTTCATTTCTTACAGCAAATATCGCCCTTTGCCACTGACTGTGCAAGGCGGCCCTGTCGGGCTGGTTGGCTGGAAAAAAATCATCCTCGCTTCGCTCCGGTATTTTTTTCCGCCAAGCCTTGCACCGGTCATTGGCAAAGAACAGCCGGGCCAGTAAGAAATTGAAATACTGGCTCCACGGAGCCGGTCATGTCTAATTTAAATAAAAGAATATGACTGAAGAAGTTGGAAAGAAGGTATGTGAAGGTACAGTAGCAGACCTCATGAAAGACAAGACCGGAAAACAGACGGTTGTCACGTTGACAAGAAAGAATGCTTACCGAGTGAAGAAAATCAGAGAACAAGGGACGGATAACGAAGCCGTCCTTTTTCATTTCCGTAAACGCTGTACGGGAATGGGCTCCTATGTACACACAATCGAAGCGGCAGACGGAGAAACAGAACTTCATCCGTCTGAATTTGAAAAATGGGAAGCTGTGGAATTCCTGTATCCCGGCTATCTGGAAGACCTGCTTGATGCTGCATACAACGCATACAGATGGAGTTCCTTCGAACCTGAAGCAAGGGCGGAAACAGACATCATGCAATATGAAAAACAACTTGTAGAGGATCTGAAACAAATTCCGGAAGAAAAGCAGAACGAGTATGTCAGTGCATACCATAGCAAGTTCTCTGCCTTGCTGGGCAGTCTCTCACGATGTGCCAGTCCGATGGTGACAGGGCCTGCCAAGTTCAACTGCCAGCGCAACAACAAGGCCTTGGACGCATACCAGAACAGATTTGATGAATTTCATGACTGGCGTAACCGCTTCAAGGCTGCCATGAAAAGGATAAAAGAGGCTGCCAAACCGGAAGAACAGAAGCAGGAGGAGGCATGGAACCGCCTGAAGCGTGACATTGCAAGCAGCGCACAGACCATTCATGACATTGACACCGGTAAAGCAAGAGGATACAGCCGTGCCTTGTTCGTCAGCAGTATCCTTAATAAGGTAAGCACTTATGCGGGAAAAGGAGAAGTGGAAATCGTACAGAAAGCGGTGGACTTCATTACAGACTTCAATGCACAATGCAAAAAACCTGTTATCACTCCACGAAACCGTTTCTTCCAACTGCCGGAAATGGCACGCCAGGCCAGACTGAAACTTCAGGAAATCAGAGAACGGGAAAACCGTGAACTGAAATTTGAAGGCGGAACGCTGGTATGGAACTATGAGGCAGACCGCCTGCAAATCCTGTTTGACAGTATTCCGGATGACCAGAGGCGCAAGGAACTGAAATCATACGGTTTCAAATGGTCGCCGAGATACCAGGCATGGCAACGGCAACTTACACAGAATGCCGTATATGCAGTCAAAAGAGTGTTGAACCTTCAAAATCTATAAGACATGAAAGACCGATTGAAATATGTAATCGATTCCCGTTACTTCGACGGAACATGCCTGACAAGTATGAGTGACGGATTCCACAATGACTATGGTGGGGAAACAATCGAAGAACTGCGCATACGGGAAAACAATCCCTATCTGAAAGCAGTAACACCTTCTGATATAGACAAGAAGCTGCGGCTATACAATCAGTCCCTGTCCGAACCGTTCAAGGAAATCACCGAAGAAGACTACTATGACCTGCTGGATGTACTGCCAACCTTGCGCATGAGACAAAACTCGTTCTTTGTGGGAGAACCGTATTACGGAAATATGTACTCTTTCTGCTTCACGCGTCAAGGAAAATATTTCAAGGGCCTGCGCTCCGTACTTACTCCGCAATCCGAACTGGACAGTCAGATAGACCGTCACATGGAAATCATCAACCGAAAAGCCGTGATCTCAAAAGAGGAAACAAGCAAAACAATCAGCGGAACCAGACTCATTCCCTATTATTTTTCACTGGACGGAAAACAGCCCGTATTCATCTGCAACCTTGTCATCCAATCAGATTCCAG